GATCCATCTGTAAAGATGGTTTATGACAATATTGCTTATACAACTCCTGGGAAAAATGTTAAATACATAACGATGTCAATTAATTTCGGGCAATCTGCTTTACAGAATCAAGGTGCTTCTAGTGATTTTTATTCTGGGTCTATCGTTTGTAATGTTTATGTTCCGAAGTCAAAGGGAACATCAGTTTTGGCTGCCATTAGTGAGTCTGTAATTGATGGAATTACGTCTGTTAATGCTTCTGATTATGCAGATACTTATAGTTGCAAACCTAGAACTAGAGATTTGAGTGGCCCTGGAGCATTTGAATCAGAAGATGAATCTCATTTTGCTGGAGTAATATTTTGTGAATTTTCTGCAAACGCTTAGTATAGTATTGTTATTCATTTAAAAGCATATTTATGGCTAAAGCCATTGAACTCCTCCGCAGCAAATTTGGTATCAGTCAGTTATATCAACATGATGTTGTTAAAGATGACGAAGTTGTTTTAACTGTGTATTGGCATCCTTTGACAATTGCAGAAAGAGAATCAATTCAAAAAAAGACAAATATTAATGATTCTAATGATTTTGCTTTGGCTTTAATGATAGAAAAAGCCTTAGATAAGGACGGTAAAAAATTATTTCAAGATGGGGATAAAGCCGCTTTAAGACGAGAAGTTGAAGCTGCTATTTTACAGGACATACAATTAGCGATGCTTGAATCAGGTACTGATAAGGAGGTGGAAGAAGTTCAGGCTGATTTGAAAAGCTGATCAATTATCGTATTTTATGTTTTCTTTGGCGAAAGAGTTAGGGATGACTGTTGCTCGTTTGGCAAATGAATTAACGATGGAAGAGGTAATGGGTTGGTCAGCTTATTTTGCTTTAAAGCATGAAGAAGATGAACGAGAAAAAGATAAAGTTCAAAGAGGTACTGCTAGTCGGACACAAAGCAGGTAAACTAGAGAGATAGTTTGGGCTGGAGGAAAAATAAGTGGCAAATACTGGTTATACGAGAAATCTTACGTTTACGGTTAATGATAAACAGATAAAAAGAGCAACTGATAGGTTGTTTCAAAGTTTAGATCGCATTGAAAAAAAATTAGATGTTATTGCAGGAAGAGGAAACAAAAGTGGTTTTAAAAGACTTGAATTAGGAGCAGATAAATCTACAAAAAAAGTAAATTTATTATCTGCGGCAGTCAATAAAACTAAACAAACTTTTTCAACGCTTGAAACTACTTTAAGGACATTTGCTGGAACCGTTAATGTTTTAAATAATGTTCGTTTAGGTTTTAAAGGGGCAATTGTTGAGGCTTTAACTTTCAATAATTTATTGAGAGATCAAGCTGTTTTATTAAAAAAAATGGGGAGGGCTGCTCCAGGTAGTCCTTATATGCGTAATGCAATGGTAGGAGGAGATCCTTTAGACCCCAGAGGAGGTACTCATCCTTATAGATATTTTAATGAGAAAGGAACACTAGGAGGACTTAATTATGTAGGAGGAAGAAGAAGAGGTACTTGGCAGGAAGATTTAAGAAATAGAATGGGTATAAGGCGACAAGCTTTAGAAAGAAGTGGGACAGGATTTGGTTCGTTTAGTAAAGATGTTTCTTTCCATCAAGCTTTTAGAGCTTCTAGAGGCATGAATTATGGAGGGATGACATCTGGTCAGACAGCAGTAGATAAATCAATTAAACGTCATGAAAAACATTTAGCGAAGATTAATAAAGCTACAAATAAAACTGCGTCAATACTTGGGAAACAAGCTGCTGCTTCTCTTGCTTTACCACCAGGGATAGGGACTCAATATGGTTCGCCTATTGGGCCAATGCCAGCTACATTTGGTCAACGTGCTGGACAATGGGGAAATCGTTTAGGTTTTGGTAAAAATGCAAATCCTCAAGGTGTTTTTGCTAATAGCAGAGGAAGAGGTGGTCGAATAGCAGGCGCACTTAGTAGTGGAATGATTGGTGGTGGTTTTCCACTCTTATTTGGTCAAGGAGGTTTAGGTGCATTAGGCGGTGGTATTGGTGGTGTTGCAGGTGGAGCATTAGGTGGAGGCTTTGGCTTTGGTTTCTCTATTGTTGGTACTGCATTAGCTAGTGCTGCTCAAGATGCAATTACATTTCAAAACTCTATTGATAAAGTTAATAATTCTATAAGACAAACAGGAAGTGAATCTCTGCTAACGGCAAAAGGCGTTAAAAATTTAGCTACTCGCCTTGATATGACAAAAGAAGAAGTTTTAGCGGCTTCTGCCGCTTTTGCTCAATTTGATGGAGAAAGTCGTTTAGCTTTGACTTCTACTTTTGGCAAAAATCCTGAAAGGTTTTACGGTTTAGCTGAAGCAAATGATGCAGTAAAAGTATTAGAGCAAATTAATAAATTAAGAAAGGAAGATAATGGATTAAGTGATGAAAAAGCTAGAACAGTTCTTGAAATTTTAAATACAGAGGGTGCAATTGCTGCTCGTATTGAATTAAGACAAAGATCCGAAGAAAGATTAATTGAATTAGAAAATTTAAGGAAAGTTAGAAATAAAGATATAATCAGGGCTACGATAGCGGCAAGTGGCCCTGAATCAATAAGGAACGAAAAAGCGGATCCTTTATACTATGGAAGAGAAAGGGTTCGATTAAAAAAATTAGAATGGGAAGAGACAGATAGACTTATAGAGAAAGAAAGAGAATGGGCGCAAATTCAAGAACATTCTTTATTCATTGCTCAAACAAGAGCAGAAATTCAGAAATTGATGGATCCTATGTATCAATTAAGGGAACTTTCTGTATCTGTTAGTAATTCATTTGCTGAATCGTTTAAAGGAATAGTTAATGGTTCAATGACAGCGCAACAAGCATTAGCAAATCTATTTCAAAGGACAGCAGATCATTTCTTAGATATGGCTGCACAGATGATTGCAAAGCAAATACAAATGAAAATATTAGGAATAGGTATGAATTTCATGAATTTTGGGGCAGGAGGAAGTGGTTTTTCTACGGAAGACTTTAAGACTGGTGGTTATACAGACGCACAAACCGACATTGTTCAAGGTGGTGGATTTCTTGAAACAGTGATAGGTGGAAACAGAGCAGCAGGTGGCCCAGTATCAGGAGGAACTCCTTATGTCGTTGGAGAAAAAGGCCCAGAATTATTTGTTCCAGGTTCTAGCGGTAATATCGTTCCAAATCACGAAATGGGAGGAGCAAATATTGTTGTTAATGTAGACGCTTCTGGTTCGTCAGTAGAAGGTGATGCTGGTGCAGCACAGGAATTAGGAGATATGCTGGCAGCAGCTATACAAGCTGAATTAGTTAAAGAGAAAAGACCTGGAGGTTTATTAGCGTAATGGCAACTTTTCCAAACGTCACTCCAACTTACGGGGTTCAAAAAACAAGTAGCCCTAAAACAAGGACTATTCAATTTGCAGATGGTTATGAGCAAAGGATTTTATTTGGTTTAGCCCAACATCAAAATCCAAAGGTTTATCGAGTTACTTTTAAAGTATCTGAAGCAGATGCAGATACAATTGAAACTTTTTTAGATGCAAGAGCAAATGATTCTGCAAGTTTTACTTGGACACCTCCAGGGGAAGGTTCTTCAAGTAATTATGTATGCGCTAGTTGGACTAAGACTATTCCATATTTAAATAGAGCAACAATTAGTGCAACATTTAGGGAGGTATTTGAACCCTAATGTCAGCAGTAGCAGCATGGGCAGCCAGTACATCTTTTAGTGTTGGTGATGTAAGACGAGCCACCACTGTCCAAGATACTGGCTTTGTTTTCAAAGTTACGACAGCAGGAACGAGTGGTTCATCTGAACCTGTTTGGCCTCGTAAATTAGAAAGTACTGTAGTAGATGGTGGTGTTACTTGGACTGCAATTAGTAGTGTTTATCAAGAGCTACAGAAGCTAAATCCATCAGCAATTATTGAACTATTTGAATTAAAACTAAAAGAAGGAATACATTATGCAACGGGTAATCCTGATAGCGTTACAACCACTCAAAGATTTCACGCAGGGACAAGCTTAAATTCAAATGGGGAGGTCGTTTGGCAAGGTAATTCTTATACTCGTTTACCTATAGAGGCATCAGGTTTTTCTTACCAATCAGGTCAAGTTCCAAGACCAGGATTAACAATTAGTAATGGATTATCTGCTATGACAGCAATACTACAAACGGCAAATGAAACAACGCCTGGGAATGATTTAGCAGGAGCAGAATTGATTAGGATAAGGACATTGGCACGATACTTAGATGCCGCTAATTTTTCAGGAGGTAGTAATCCTTTAGGAACACCAGA